TTTCAGAGTGTTGATGGTCGTCAATCACGCCATAGTGATGCGCTTGGTCGTATATGGACTGCGCCTTGCACTGCCCATGCTGCTTGCGAAATCCATTTGGCGCGTTATCGGATTCGTCTAATGCTTGGCGTTGCTGCATGGTTACGCTCCTGAATGTAGTTTAAGAATTGAGAAAGGCTGTCCACTTGGTCGTCATGTGTGCCATTGGGGAATACTGCTAATTCGTGTTCAAGGTCAAGCATCCAAGGCGCACTATCAGGCAAAAAGCACATGCCTGATTCAATCATAGCAGATATACGCATCACGCGAGTGGTTTTATCTGCAACAGGCATCACGGGGATAATGGGCATTTTAGATTCATTGCGCAAGTCCTGAATGAGTGACTGACCGCTGGCCTTGTCCTCAATCAATATCGTGTGCGCTGCCCACTTATCGGCCATCGAGTAAACTGCGCGTTTAAGTGCGGGATATTCAATGCGCGCGCGGTACAGGTCTAACAGATAATACTGATTGCCAACAATGCCCCACACCGTACACACGCTGGGGTCGTTATGCTCGCCACCCTTGGATGCCGTATCCCATGAATGGATTACCATATCATATGCGGCGGGTAGCACACGAAAGCGCCTGAACCATTCTAGCTTAAGTATGCCGCCATCGGCAGGGGTGGGTTCTTGCTGGTATTGCCCACTGAATGCGTAGCTTCCAAGCTCAACCTTTAGGCGCTCCATTTGCGCCAAGTCCTCACGTTCTTCGTGGATTAGCTGCCCAGCCTCCCGCGTGATATTCACCCTGCCTATGCTATATGTTTTTTTAACTTGCTGAATAGCGGCAACGCTGCAATGCTCCCAGCCACCCTTTTCTAACAAATGCCCAGTTAAATCATTCTGGTGAAGCCTCTGCATCACAACGATAATAACGCCGTTCTTTTTATCGTTTAACCGCGTGGCAAATGACTGGTCAAACCAAGTTAGCGCCGTTTGCCGCTGCACCGCGCTTAATGCTTCCGACGGACTATGTGGGTCATCCACAATTAAATAGTTTCCGCCCTCACCAATGACAGAAGCCCCAACAGACGTAGCGATACGATGCCCACGCTCTGTAGTCATGAATGATTGCTTTTCGTTCTGGTCGGGCGCTAATATGGTTTTTGGAAACACCCTCTTGTACCAATCGGATTGCATAACAAGCCGCGTATCAACAGAATGCTTGATGGATAGCTTGGCCGCATAAGACGATGCCACAATCCGCTCTGATGGGTTATGCCCCAAAAGCCATGCGGGGAATGCCGTGGTTACACTAACAGATTTTAAATACCGTGGCGGGATATTAATAATCAGCCGCTTAATTTCGCCACGATGACAAGCCTCTAGGTATTCAGCAATTAAATCAATATGCCAGTTGTGCAGGTATTCATCCGCTGGCGACACAGTGTTAAACACTTTGCGGGTAAAAAACGAAAGCCGTTGACGCATAAGCGCATCAAATGTGGCGATTTCATTCTGAATCATTTTTAAAAGCTTTTAGAATTTGCCTATCTGCTTCTGATAAATTCGTTGTCGCGTCTGTTGGATTGCCCTTAGCATCCAAGTGTTGTATATCCTGTTGGGTTTTGTCGCCGTATTTTTTGGGGTTCCATTTAGCCAGCAATTTGATGCGGGTTTCAATGCGCAACTTAGCGCGCTGGATAACCTCACCATCAACAACCAATCGCCCCGTTTTTTCATCAACGGCAACTTCCGCACCAGATTCATCCGCAATAACCATGCATTCTTCTGCAATGGCATCATGGCCTAAATCTCTCGCGCGTGCGATGCGTGATGCAAATTCAGGGTCTGCGTTTATCCATTCATAAACCGCATTCCAGCTTGGCTTGCCTTCTTCACGGCATATAGCGCGCAATGTTTCACCCCGTGCTATCCGCTCGCAAATCTCATCACACAATTCTGGTGAACGTCTAACCACGCTTTTTAACCTCACCCCATTGCCATCCACGGGATTTCATACACATAATGAATATCCCTTCCTCAGCCGTAGTGTTGCGTCCATACATACCATCATACGGCGCATGTTTGCGCGCATCGTACTGACATTGCAAAATATCATTATTTGGCTTTGCACTGCTTCCCGCCTTAGTCCACGCACCTGCGCCACTGCATGCGGATAGCGTTAAAGCCGATAAAACTGCGATAATCTTTTTCACTAATATCCCCCCTGCGTCGTGTAATGCCCCTTTTTAACCCGCGCAGACGCAAATCCATACCCGTGCGCGTGCATGGTAGGGCAAATGGTAACCTTGCCTTTCTTTGGGCATTTATTTAAAGCTGTGGCATATTCCAACGCTTGCCGCACTTCATCCGCTGGTTTAATGAAATGCGCACACAGTTGGCCCACATGCATAGTTTTTGCCAGCTTGCGTAATTCAGCAAGCCGCCTTGCAGTCCAGTATGTTTTATTTTTGGCCATTGGTTTTTGCTGGTTTGATGAGTTTATAGCCAAATGGTAGTTTGACAGTGCGTCTGGTCACATCCGCTAAATATGATGCGGTTTGCTGGTTCCAATCGGCTTGCGTATGCATTGCATCGCGAAGTAATATGATTTCATCACGCAATTCACCAACCGTCACACGTGGCTTTTTAACCACTGGTTTTTTAATCTTGCCGAGCGAAGTGTGTGGTGCGTGTTTTTTTGTCATGCCGTCACCATGCCACAGGTTGATATCGGATTGCAAGCGAAAAATGATGCTGCCATAATTATCAAAAAATTTTACAAATAGGGGCGGTAATTACATAAGAAATGAATTATAAGAAAACGCAATTCAAAATCCGATTAAATAGGGATAATTTAAACCGCTGAACTATAACAAAAAATTGCCTGTTTTTTTATTTTTGATTTAAATTCCGCTATACCCTTTTGCGGTTTTACAACTCCAAAAGCACTAGTACACCCACAGGTTGTGCAATACTCAGTTACACACACGTAATAATAGAATATTGTATAATATGGGTATATATATGGTTATTATATTAAAGAAATACTAAGCCATTGATTTTAAAGGCGGGTATTCCATCTTTTTGCTTCCAAAAGAATTCGACGTAAATAGACAAAGCTGCATTAAAATTTAATTTAACCTTAAATTAAGTTTGAATTAGATTTTAAGTTGTGATATTAAATAGTAGTTAGCTTTTAACATTAAATTCTCATTAACTTAAACTATCGGGTTAAAATTATGTACACAATACTAAAAAACATTCCTATCCCAACTTCTCGCAAGCGTCGTAAAGTTGATTTTTTATCAACTATGGATATTGGAGATTGTTTTGATTCTCCTCTTAATTCTCGCCATTCAATTTTAACGATGGCTAAACGCTATGGAATAAAAATAACAAGCCGCAAGCAAGAAGATGGTACATGTAGATTTTGGCGTATTGAGTAATTGACATTCTAATTTCAAAAGTGCATAAAAAATAAGTGCCGTCGGGTTCGCTACCCCTTTGCGATGTTTTTACCTCCGTTTTTACATCGGGCGGCACTTAAAAAATGGGAGTTTATTATGGTTGATTTATCACAATTCGCGGCTGGTATAGAAGCCGCTAGAAAAGAACTAGCCAAATACGGCAATAATGTGGATGCCAGAGAGGGATTTAGGGCTGAATTGCTGGCAGCTGGATTCACACCGCCATCTGTGTTTGAACTTGGCAAGATAACTCGAATCAAATCCCCAGAAGATAAGGGTGCTAAAAAATCAGGATGGTGCATATTATCCGAAATCCCAGTTAGTAATAGCGAATCAAAAGCTATTGGCGTTGGTGTCTATGGCAACTGGCGTGGCATTCCTGAACGTGTGGTATGGACTAGTCGCGCCACAGCCGTTATGTCTGGCATTGAATCCGCGCAATACCATGCGGCGATGGAAGCAGCGAAGGCGCAAAGAGAAGTCGAATTAAAGGCTATTCAAGCGGAAGCGGCAGAGTGTGCGCTTGCAATATGGACGCAAGCGAAGCCTGTTGATTCGCATGAATACCTAACCAGAAAGAAAGTAAATGCTTTTGACGGTGTTCGATTATCGCGTGGGGATTTGGTTATACCCGTTTGCCACGGCGATGGCGTGACATCATTGCAGTTCATCAAAGCGGATGGCGGCAAGCTGTTTTTATCGGGCGGCAAGACAAAGGGCTGCTTCTTTGTAATCAATGGCCGTGCTGATTTGATTATCGTATGCGAAGGCTATGCCACGGGAGCAACGCTTGCTATGGCATCGAGCGCAACGGTATATTGTGCGTTTATGGCTAGCAATCTGTATGAGGTTGCCGCTTATGCTAAAAGCAAGCACTTGAACGCTCGTTTAATAATAGCGGGGGATGACGATAAGGAATCCGCTGGCAATGTTGGCAGGTCAAAGGCAACACAGGCGGCGGATGGGCTTGGGGTTGAGGTAATTTTTCCCGAATGCAAGGGGACTGATTTTAATGACCAGCATTGCGAGCTAGGAATAGAATCTATTGAACGCTTATTTAATAATAAGCCCTTACTATACAAAAAGCGTGAGGATTCGTTTGGGGAATATCCATTAGACCCGCAAGGATTTATGGCAGAAGTTGTTGGATATTACAACGCTACCAGCGGCAATAGGCAGCCGCTATTTGCGATTCAAACGGCACTGGCGATTGCATCCGTTGTGTGCGGGCGCTCATTTGCTACCAATTACGACAACCACAGCGCCCTATATCTTTTGAATGTTGGAAAATCTGCAACGGGTAAAGAACACGCCAAAACGGTGATTGATGCCATCATGTCCGAATCGAATCAATATGGTTTAATCAGTGGTGAAGGCCATACCAGCGCGGGGGCCGTGCTTACGGCGCTTATTGCCAAACCCCGTCATATTGTGGTGATTGATGAATTTAGTAAGCACTTGCAAGCGGCAAAGAAGGCTGGCAATAGTCACCTAGCAGAAGCCAATAGTGCTCTAATGAAGGCAATTACGTCATGCCATAGCACCATGCGCGGAAAGGCTTACTCTCAGCTTTCATTGGCAAAGGAGAAGCGTTCAAACGCGGTTGAGTATTGCATGAATCCATCTTTAACCATGTTGGCCATGTGTCCGCCTGATGACTTGTTTAAAACGATTGACATTGGAGCGGTGAAGGATGGATTTTTGAACCGTATTATTATTTGCATTTCGGATGCCAAGCGCGAATTGCGGGAATACCGCGAGCCGATAGCCGTTCCTGATTCGATTAAAAGCTGGATTGAGGCTATTAATACACGCAGGGGAACCAATGCTGAATCCCCAAATGAGCGGCCAGCGATAGAGCGGCTTACATTTAATGCGGAGGCTATCGCTATCCACCGTGAATTTGCGCAATGGTGCATTGAGCGGCAGGACTCGCTGGAGAAAAACAGCCTTGCAGAACTTCACGGGCGTAGCGCCGAAATGGCAATGCGGATTGCGCTTATTCATGCGTTATCGAGAAACCCACAAGCGGAAGTTATTGAGCGTGTGGATATGGCGTGGGCGATTGAATGGGTGCGTTACAATGCAGAAAAAATAGCGTCCGTTCTAAAAACCTCTATCGCATCAAGTGAATTTGAGGGCTGGAAGATGGAAAGCCTTAACGCTATTCGCGCTACCGTCAATGGCATTTCCTCAAGCCAGATGCATAAAATAAAACCATTCAGCACGTATCGCGAGAAAGACCGCCAAGAGATTCTAAAGGCGCTTATGGAATCGGGATTGGTGGCGTGCGAATCCCGCATCAGCGGAAAGCGTGGCCGTCCAGCTTTAGTTTATTATGCGATTGAGAGTGAGGATTAATGATAACGATAACGATTCCAAATTGGCATCCAGTGCCATTAAATTACATTATTAATAACCACTGGTCAAAGGGCGCAAAGCGTAAAAAAGGCGATGCTAACATATTGCGTTGCTATACGCAGCACTTGCCAAAGGCCGAATGCAAGCGCCGCATTAGTTTGGCAATTGTAATGGGCAAGGGGCAACGCGCTTGTGACCCCGATGCGTATTTTAAAAGCCTTTGTGATGGGCTGGTTAAATGCAAGATGCTTGTAAATGATTCGCACAAATGGGTAGAGCTAATGCCCGTTAAAATAACACGGGGTGAAATGGCCACCGTTATTCAGATTGAGGATTTAACGCAATCGCCTGATGATAATTAACGCACATCACCGAGCAGAATCTTTGCCATTCATCTTTTGTTAATTTTGCTAAGTCCGTCTTTCCAATGCTATCAAGATATTCACCTGCATACTGGCCGCCGATTAAAGCGGCTTGCATTTCAAATTTTTGAATATCTAAGCTCATTTCTGCCCCCGTTCATATTTTTCAACATCAGATATTTTATACCGCACCGAGCGGCCAAAGGTATAATGCGGCAATTCATCGGATTCTAACCTCATGTGTGCAATTTTGCTTTGCGATACACCCCAACGAAAAGCTAGCTCTTTAGTGGTTAAAAATTCTTTTTGCATAAATTTGCATCCCCTTGCATTATTTTAGTTGACTGCATTTGTTATAACACCTATAAAAGCCATATTGCAACAAAAAAGGAGGGTGAATTGATTATTACAAATACAAAAGACATTGCTGCTAAGTACATCAAGGTTTTGGTGCATGGCGCGGCTGGTAGCGGCAAAACGCGGCTATGTGGAACCACGGGCGGAAAGACGCTTATCATAAGTGCAGAGGCGGGGCTTTTGTCATTGCGCGGTCAGGATATTGACGTTGCCGAAATCAAAAGCATGGCCGATTTAGTGGAGATTTACGAAATGATGCGAACCGATACGCAATATGAATGGGTGTGTTTGGATAGCATTAGCGAAGTGGCGGAAGTTGTTTTGGTGACTGAAAAAACCAACAACAAAGACCCGCGCAAGGCTTATGGCGAAATGAATGACCAGATGACTGCTATCATTCGCGGCTTTCGTGACCTTCCAAAGAATGTCTATATGAGCGCCAAGCAAGAGCGTTTGAAGGATGACATTAGCGGCCAACTGTTCTTTAGTGCTTCCGCCCCGGGGCAAAGAATAGGTCAGGCGTTACCTTATTTTTTCGATGAGGTATTTGCCTTTCATGCTTGGAAGGATGCGGAAGGCAATATACAGCGCGCATTACAGACGGGGCGCGACAACCAATATGATGCCAAGGATAGAAGCGGCGCTCTCGAATTTATCGAGAAGCCAGACCTTGCTCATATCTATGCTAAAATCACTAACACAACCAAAGGAGAGTAACATGGTAGCTTTACCAAACGTCTATAACACAGCAGACTTGCCAGATTCAGGGGGTGGATTACCTCTTATCCCTGCTGGCAAATACACCGCAATCATTGTTGATTCTGAACTTAAGGAAACGTCATCTCGCAACGGCCATTTATTAGCTTTAAAGCTGGTGATTACGCAAGGCGATTATCGCGATACCGAATTCACTGAGCGGCTGAACATTATCAATCCTAATGAAACCGCTGTAAAAATTGCGTATCAAACACTTGCGCGCATCAGTGAAGCCGTGGGCATGAATCAAACGCCAAGCGATTCTACACAATTGCACAATAAGCCCCTTGTGATCTAGGTGGCAACTAAG